GAAGATATTCAGATTATCACCGCGGCGGAATACCCGGAGGCTGGCATCATCTCAGGGTGTGAAGTGGCTGGGACATCCACGATGGCCTGGAAAATCTCATCTGGTGCGGTCGTGGTGCACCTGGCGGAAGGCCGGGCGGTACGTGTGCCTGTGCAGGCTCAGACTGTGAGCACACAGCCGGCCCCCGCGACAGGCTCACGAGAAGAATACATTTATGTGAAGCAAAACACCGCAGCAGTAGACGGGAACATCAACGCGACCGTGGGGATTGGGGCCAGCGTCCCAGCAAACGCCGTGATGCTGTCCAAGCGGAACATCACTGCTTCCACACGCTCCACCAGTGCGGCCCCAGAGGTGGGTAACCCTGTGTATGCGCGGCCTGTTGGAGGCTCCTACGGGGTGCTGCATCACAACTATTACACCGAAACAGAGGCCCGAACGGACGGAGTATTTACCCGCGGCGCGGGCCAATTCTACGTGCCAACAGACCGAAACATCAACGTTTTGCTGTCTTCCACGGTGGCCACAATCGGCGCCGGCCCGAACGGCGAACGCGGGTCAATCGTCTACAAGGTATACATAGATGACAAATTCCAGTTCCGCCGCGAACGGACAATCGACAACATAGCCAACACGGAAGACACACAGCGCATTTTGACGGTCAAGGCCGGCCTGCACCGCATCCACTACACCGTTCAGCGGAAAATGAGCGGCAACAAATGGCAGGTTTTCGGCGGCGGAGAATGGGGCTTTGCCGGCGACCAGATAGCCGTCATTGATGTAGGCGTCGCGAAGGAATAACAGAGAGGGAGGGGCTGCCAATGGGGTACGCGCTGTACTGGTTAGATGTCCGCACCGGGCAGGTAGGGGCACCCATAGAGGCATCCACTGCATCATGGGAAATCCAGCTCAATAAAACCGAAGAGCTGAGCCTCACCGTGCACAAACCGTCCCTGGCCAGAATCCCAGCCTACCTTTGGCAGCCCCCCACTGGCGGTGTGCTCCTAACCCATACTGGCCCTGACGGCGTGGAGTACCCCATCATCGCCGGCCCTATCCACGACTGGGGAAACGAGCAAGCTAACAGCCTGGAAATAAAAGCAGCCGGCGTCAGGTACTTCTTTGAGCACCGCGTAATCCACCAAAACCTGCAGTTCACGAAAACCACCCTGGGGGAAATAGCGTGGGCGCTCGCTGTGCATGGGATGGGCCGCCCAGGCGGGCAATTCCCGCTAGTGCACGGCACGCTGGCAGATTCAGGAGACCGTGAGCGCACATATGATGCGTGGAACGTGGCTAATAACCTGATTGCCAAGCGGTGGACGGAGCTGAGCAACGTAATCAACGGCCCGGACATTATGATTAGGCCGGCCTGGGCGAATGAGGGCCGCACAGCTATCCAGTGGGTGTTCGTGCACGGCACCGAGCAGTACCCTTTCATTGCCCAGGAGTGGGTGCCTGATTTTGATACGACGGCTGACGCTGGGGAAATAGAAGATATTACCGTGGCGTCCAGCGGGAAAAATATTGCGTACCGCGTCTGGTGTACTGGGGCCGGGGAGGGTGAAGGCACGGCGATAGCGTGGGCTGAAGACCTGGCCGCTATCGTGCAGGGCGCACCGTACTTGGAAGCGGTCATGTCCGATGCTGACCAGGCGAATGTTGCTGTGCTTCGCCAGAAAGCGGAGGGCGCACTGGCGGCCCGGCAGAAAATGATAGACCAGGTAACCCTGAAATTCCCCGCGAACAGCAGGAAAACCCCCTTGGGGGCATTCTTCGTGGGTGATGTGGCAGCAGTGACAACGCGCGGCTGGCTGAGCATCCCAGACGGAACACGCGACATGCGGATTATCAAAATGAGCGGGTCACTAGAATCTGAAGTGACCATCGACTTTCAGGAGGCGGCATGGTAGCGTATGATGACCAGCGCCCAACCCGCCCACAGGATACCGTGCGCACCCTGATTGAGCGGCTAAAAACCCCGGCATCAACCCCGCACGGCGTGAAAATAGCCTCACAGGATGAGGCGACAATATACACGGGCAGTGACGGGAAAGCGTACCGCTGGGACGGGGATACCCTAGGGAATTTCGACCGGCGCATAGCTGAAGCATCGAAAGTCGTAGAAGGCGCCCGTGGTGCGCTCTCCAAAGCTGAGGAAGCTCTCTCCCAATCAGAGGCCCGCATCCAGGCCGTAGAAGCTGCTACTACCCCTGAGAAAATCACTGATGCGGCAGTGGCAGGCATCAAGAATAAGGCGCTGGCCGGGCCTGTCTTTGACGGGCGCTCGCTTATTGTGCCCGGCACGATTGATGCCCGCCAGCTGAACGTCACCGAGCAGCTGGCCGCGCAGGTTGTGCGGGCCATGTCTGCCGAAGTGAAAAGGCTCGTGGTCACCGAGGATACGATTTTGCAGCGCGCAACCGTAGTGGAAAGCATCGTGACCCCTGAGCTGGTGGCTAAGCGTATCAGGGTGGAAGACATTGCGGCTCAGATAATCACCTCAGGTGCCTTGCAGACAGACCGAGACCCCCGCCGCGGCGTGAAAATAAACAGCAACGGCATCACCGCTTTCAACAGCGCCGGCGACCAGACCGTGAAAATTGACGCCGCCGGCACGGAAAACCAATTCACAGGGACATTCTCAACAGCCGCGCGGCATAAAGCAGGTCTGACCGCTTATAGTACCCCTGCCCGCGGGGTCACCGGGTCAATGGCATCAGTCATTGAGATGAGGCCCCTAGACGCAGACCAGAAAGCCCCAAACGGCGTAATCAGGATGGACCCCCAAGGCGCCTTGCATATCGGCATGCGCGGCAGCGGGGCGCCCGAATACGAGATGCGAGGAATGTTCATTGACGTAAACGGAGGCGTCAACATTTCCGACAGCTTGCGCGTGCTCACAAACATGCGCCTGGAAGGATTCTTCTCACAAACGAAAAGCTTCTTCCACATGGCGCTAGGGCCTTTCAATATCGGCGCTCGCGGCTGGCACCGGGTGAACTGCAACTGGAACGACATCGGACAAACCGCATATGTAATTACACAACCCGTCGCCACCCGCCCAATGGTCGTAACCGTCAAAAACAAAACCGCCACCGGGTGCGAGGTATACATCAACAACGTGTCCGACGGCGGCGAAGACAACGTATGGGTAGACCTATTCGTCATACCCCTCAACCGAAACAAATAGGAGAACACGGTGGAGCTAACCCCAGAACAAATGCGCATCAAAATCCAGGCCATAACCCGCGAAAACAGCGAACTCAGGGACGCCCTACTAGACGCAACAATCATCATCAACAGCACAACCCCCACCACAGAGGAAACAGAAGGCAATGGCCACAGCGAATGAGCTATTCGGGTACATCGCATCCCAAACCGGAATAGACAAAGATTTAGTAGGCTCCATAGCCTTCATCCCCTCAGGAACCGGCCCAGCAGCAACAGCAGTGCCCCGCCCATCAGAAGTCATCGGATGGATAGCAGACGGGAAAGTATACTCAGACGCCCGCCGAACCATAGAAGGCGTCCGAGTATACGCCCCATTCCCCGGCGACTACGAATATGCGGCCGTAGCATACATACAATCGGTCCGCGTCCCCACAGGCTCACAGCCAGTCAAAACATTCACCATCTCAGCCGGCCAAAACGTGATACTCGCAGACACGCAGCCTATGCGCTCGCTATCTGGTGAGGTCGTGACCGCTGAGAATTTCGCGAGGGATTCATGGCAAGGCGGCACATCTGCCGGCCCCGCCGGCAATGAGGGGAAAATGACCCGCGAAGAGGTACTGAAGCTGCTCAAGCTAACAGACCGTGGAGATGGGGCAGGCGCCCTGGAAATAGGAGATAAGTAGAATGGCGGACGTGCTAAACGTGGCGCTCGTGAGCACAGAGAGCAAGCTCTACGGAAGGCCCCTGCAAGGCGTGGTAGAGGAAATCGAGTCACGGGTAAACCCCGTAGACCAGAAAATAGGCGTGGTATCAGCCCGCGTGCAGGCCATAGAGCAGCGCCCAGCCCCGCAGCTGAGCATCGAGGGAAACCGGCTCAGCATCACCGGAGGTAACACCGTGGCCCTGCCGGCAGGGCCAGCAGGGCCAGGCGCCAGCGTGACAGTCACAAAAAATAGCGACG